CAAGAATGGGCCGCGATCGACGGCAATAACATCATCGACAACGGAGCGTAGACCATGTACTTCGGTGCAACGGCTTTCTCTGAAGCAGCCTTTGCTTCACAAGGCATTCCTCCATACGCATATATAGAAGTTAATGGTTCAAGATTAAATGAATCAACGGGTACAGTTGGTATATCTGGTGCAGCTAATTTTGGTGTAACAGGTAGCAGATTAAATTTCACAATCGGTAATGTTGTTATTAGAGTCAACCAAAGAGTTGATGTAACAGGTGTTGCAACAGAACTTGGAACAGGAACAGTAGCAATCACTGCAGGTGCAAATGTAGTTCCTACAGGAAGTCAATTTAACTTTGCAACAGGAACACCGACTTACGCATTTAAATACGATGTCACGGGATCAAGAATTAATGCAGATACTGGAGATGTATCTGTTGTTGCAGAAGCAGTTGTTGCATTAGTTGGAAGTGAATTAGATATTGATACCGGTAGTCCTACTTACGCATTCAGGTATCCGGTTACAGGATCAAGAGTTAATCTGGATTCAGGAGACCCAACTATTATTGGTAAAGCAACTGTATTACCTAATGGTACAAAAGTTGATGTAGATAGTGGTACAGTTACTATCACTGGAGATGCTAATATATCAACTACTGGAAGCAGACTTGATTTAACTATAGGTAATGTTACAACCAAAGCTAATGCTACAGTAATTGTTACAACCAATAGACAAAATTTATCAACGGGAACAGTAACTATTTTAGCAAAAGCTAAAGTTTTACCTACAGGATCAGGATTAGATATAGCTGTTCCAACTAGTATTAACGTTAAACAGTGGGATGGTGTAGTACCAGGCGTCTCACAAACTTGGACAAGGATACAGACACCGTAATGTTATTTGGATCAACTTCATTTTCAGCAGCACCTTTTTCAAGTCCTTACATACAGGATTTTACTGTAGCTGTAACAGGAAACAGATTAAATATTACAGTGGGTAATACTACTATTGCTCTTCCTATAACAGTTCCTGTAACAGGACAGCAATTTAACCTTGCAAATAACCCTGTAAGTGTGATATCATGGAACCCAATACCACCAGGAGTAAATCAAGTTTGGGTACCGATAGACCCGGACGCATAGGAGAATTATGGCATCAAGTACATCAACAGATTTAAAACTAGAACTAATAACCACAGGTGAAAAATCAGGAACCTGGGGTACAATTACTAATACAAACTTACAAATTTTAGAACAAGCAGCTAGTGGTTATTTATCACTTGCAGTAGGTGGAGCTGACGTTGCTTTATCTTTAGCTAATCATGCAACAGCAAATGGTAAAAATTTATATTATAAATTAACAGGAACACTAACTGCTAACAGAACAGTTACTATGCCTGATGGTGCAGAAAGAGTATTTATTGTAGAAGATGCAACAGCTAGATCAGCTTCTAATTATACATTAACAGTTAAAACAGTTTCAGGAACAGGTCTTTCTTTACCAGTTGGGTCAACTACAGTTTTATATTCTGACGGCACAAACATTACAGGTAAACTACAAACTAAAGGATACTACACACCTTCAGCTACTTACACTACAGTTAATGGTGATCAAATATTAGTAAACACATCAGGAAGTGGTATTGGTACTGCAGTTACAATTAATTTACCAGCATCCCCTGCAATAGGTAACGAAGTACATTTTATAGATAGCGGTAATGCATTTGCATCAAACAATTTAACAATTGGTAGAAACAGTTCTAATATTTTAGGTGCTGCTTCTGATTTAGTTGTTTCAACTAATGGTGCTGCATTTACTTTAGTGTATGTCAATGCAACTAGAGGCTGGATATACAAAGATAAAATATAGGAGCATGGATCATGGCTCTAATTGATTTTAAAGTCTTACCAGGAATTGATAAACAAGATACTGAATCTGGTGCAGAAAACAGATGGGTTGATTGTGATAACACAAGATTCAGATATGGATTACCAGAAAAAGTTGGTGGTTGGTCATCACTTGTTACAGATACTATTGTTGGTGTTGCAAGAAGACAGTTTGCATTCGTAGACTTAGATGGAAATAGATATATTGCAATTGGTACAGATAAATTTTTACTTATATATTTTGAAGGTCAACTCTATGATATTACACCTTTAAAAACTACTTTATCCTCTTGTACTATTGCAACAACAAATGCTTCAGCTATTTGTTCTATTACAAAAACTTCTCATGGTTTAAGTGCAGGAGATATTGTATTATTAGATAATGTAACTTTACCCAATGGTACAGGTTATGCAAACTCTGACTTTGAAGATAAATTATTTCAAGTAACAAGTATTACAAGTTCAAGTGTATTTACAATTACACAAAGTTCTAATGCAACAGCTACTGTTTCAACAGGTGGTAGTTTAGAAGTTAAACCTTATGAACAAGTTGGTCCGGCAGAACAATCTTATGGTTATGGTTGGGGTATTGATACCTGGAGCAGGGGTGCATGGGGAGAAGCAGCTTCAGCATCTGACGTTTCTCTTGAACCAGGGTTATGGTCTTTAAGTAACTTTGGTCAAGTATTAGTTGCAACTATTGCAAATGGAAAAACGTTTACATGGGATGCAGGTATTACTACGAGATTAACAACAAGAGCATCAACAACTACATCTGGTTTTTCTACATCAGCCAATCCAACTGCAACCAGAGTAACACTAGTTTCACCTACAACACGTCACTTAATTCATCTAGGAACTGAAACAACTATTGGAGATACCTCTACACAAGATGATATGTTTATCCGGTTCTCGGATCAAGAAGATATAAATGATTATACACCTACAGCAATTAATTCAGCTGGATCACAAAGACTGCAGGACGGAACACGGATTATAGGTTCTTTAAAAGCAAAAGAAACAATTCTAGTTTGGACAGATAATGCATTATATACAATGAAATTTATTGGATCACCTTTTACATTTGGTTTTGAACAAGTGGGTACTAACTGTGGATTGATTGGTAAGAATGCAGCGATTGAAATAGATGGTGCTGCGTTTTGGATGTCTAATAATGGTTTCTTTATGTTCGATGGTACAGTTAAATCTTTACCGTGTAGTGTTGAAGACTATGTTTATGATCAAGCCGATACTACCAAAGGTCAACAGATTTATGCAGGTATAAATAATTTATTTACAGAAGTTGTTTGGTATTATCCATCAACTAGTTCTGATTACAATGATCAATATGTTGTATTTAATTATGGAGAACCTATGAGAGGTGGTGTTTGGTATATTGGAACTGAAGCTAGAACATCTTGGATTGATGCTAGTGTATATCCTAAACCATCAGCTACTAAATTTAATGACTCAGCTACAGGTACTTTTCCTGTAATTGTTGGAGAATCAGGTTTAGGTCAAACAACATTATTTGAACATGAAGTAGGAACAGATCAAGTAAATCCTGATGGTAGTACAACTACTGTTACTTCGTTTATAAAATCATTTGACTTCGATTTACAAGCAAAACAAAGAGATGCTCAAGGTAAATCAAGTGGTCCTAGTGTTGCTGGAGAAACATTTTTAGCAATGAGAAGATTTGTACCAGACTTTAAAGATTTACAAGGTAATGCAAAAGTAACACTAGCAGTTAAACGTTATCCTCAACAATCAGATACTGTTACGTCTTTAAGTCCCTTTACAATTAACTCTAGTACTGATAAAAAAGATACTAGGGCCAGAGGAAGATTTGTTAACATTAAAATAGAAAACACTGATGTTAGTGAGTCTTGGCGTTTTGGAACTTTAAGAATAGATATACAACCGGATGGTAGAAGATAATGGCTAAAGTAGTAGTAAGATTACCAGAACCAAAAGAAGAATACGATTTTTCAAATCAAAAACAAATTAATAGAGCTATTACTATAATAGTTGAACAATTAAACTCTACATTTTTAAATGAATTAAAACAAGAAACAGAAAGATTTACTTGGTTTAAATCAGGGAATTGATATGGCAAATATATATAAAAACGCTAACTTTGATTTAACTACAACTAATGTGACAGATATTTATACTGTGCCTTCTAACTCTAGAGCTATAATACAGAACATACACACAGCCAATGTTGGTGGTGGAAACACAGAAATAAAAGCTTTTTTATACGATAATTCAGCAACAACTGCTTTTCAATTTGCTGAACATACTGTAAACTCAGGAGATTCTAAGTCTATCGCTGATGGCTCAATTGTGTTAGAAGAGAATGATAAATTACAACTACAAGCAGCGAGTGCTAATATATTCGAAGGCACTTGTGCAATATTAGAAATAAACAGGGATTAATTATGGCATTTAAAGAAGAAGCAGAAGTAGCATACACAGAGATAAATGGTAAAAAAGTACCAGTTGTTAAGTGTGAAACAGAAGTAGTATTGAGAAATACAAGAACTAATGTAGAGTATAACTCGGATCAAGAAGCAGAAAACGATATTGCAGATTCAAACACTCCTACAATTAGAGAAGAGATTACAAGGTCATTAAAAATTAAAGTAGCAGCAATGCCACCATTAGGAGCAGCGTCAGAGTAATGGCAATTACAAGAGCACAACAGGTTAGACAGATGTTAATTAAGGGTGGAGTAGCAAACCCTGATGGAAGACTTGGTTTTTTTGCTGGTGCTGAAAGGGATGCTAGAGAAGGAAGAGGTGACATGTCTCCAGGAACAGATAGAGGTGGTAATCAAAGAAATGGAGATGGTGGTCAATCTATGCAAGATTACATGACCGAGCAAACTACTCCTGAAAGATTTAGTATTTCAAATGAAGAGGCTGAAAGAGCAATAAGAAATAATGAATCTTTAAGACAAGGTATAGCAAACGCTGCAGCAGAAAAAGAACGACAAAGAATTGCAGCAGAAAAAGAACGACAAAGAATTGCAGCAGAAACTGAAAAAGCAAGATTAGCACTAATTGAAAAAGAAAAAAAAGAAAAAGAACTTTCTGAGTTAGGTTTTGATAAAACTAGTAAATTTGGAACACCTATAGCTAAACCTAAAAAAACAAAATACAATTCTACAACACCAAATATATTTGAACAATATTTAAGAAATAATTTATTAACAAAAACTACTGAGGCTATAACAAATAGTGATTTTGCTTATAATTTAAATGCAAAAGAAAGAGAAAAGTTTTTAGAAAAATTACAAGAAGACGATCCGACACGTTATGCTGAAGTGATGCAAGATCTTGGAACTATGGGATATGCTACTAATATTGGTCCAGTGGATATTAAAATGGGTATAGGTCCTAAATTTAAAGATTTAGGTGAACCTCAAGCAAAAGCAATTTTAGAAGGTGGAAGAAAAGTTAATATTGATCCAAAAGATCCTACTGGCGAAACTTATGATTTAAGCACTGATTATACAGATTATTTAGATAGATCTAATACAACCGATAATACTGGTGGCGGAGGAGATAACTACGTACCTCCAATTGTTGTAAAAAAAGATGACACTGATGATGACGATGATGATACTACAACACCTACAAGAAACTTTGGTGGCCTTGCTCCAAGATTCATGGGCTCTATATTTGATTTCACAGGTCTAGCAAACGGTGGACGTGCAGAAATGATGGACGGTGGTATGATGAAAATGAAAAAAGAATACAGAGATTTATTAGAAGAAGATGAGATGGAGGATCCAACTGGAGGGATCATGGACCTTGAAACAGGAAGACAACAATATTTTTTAGGAAAATTAGTTAAGAAAGCAACACGTGCAATTAAGAAAGTTGCTAAGTCTCCATTTGGTAAAGCTGCTTTATTAGGACTTGGTGCAGGCATGGCTGGTTTTGGACCAGCTTCAGGTTTATTTGGTAGCGGTAAAGGTTTAGCTTTTAAACAAATGTTAATGGGTAGTGTAAAACCAAGAGGAATGGGAAATAAAACTGGTGGTTTATTTAATTTTATAAAAGACAACCCTTACAAATCAATATTTGGTGGATCAGCACTATTAGGTTTAATGGGTCAAAAAGAAGAAGACGATGGAATGGATTTAGATGAATATTACAAAACTCAAGGTATAGATATTGACGCTATTAGAAATAATCCTAATAGAATATTAGCTAGAAGATTTATGGCTGAAGGTGGAGATGCAGAACCAGTGGCCAAGAAGACTATGCCATTAATAGATATGGATGGTATGGAAAAAGATTACAGAGCTGATGGAGGGTTCGTGCCTATCGGTAGAATGGAAAGAGCAGATGACGTGCCTGCAAGATTATCTAAAAATGAATTTGTATTTACTGCTGATGCTGTAAGAAACGCAGGAGAGGGAGATATAGACAAAGGTGCAGAAGTCATGTATAACATGATGAAAAACCTCGAATCCGGAGGTGAAGTATCAGAAGAATCGCAAGGATTAGAAGGCGCTAAAAAAATGTTTCAAACATCACAAAGACTAGAGGAAGTATTATAATGGCAACACAGACCACAATATCAAGACCAGCACCCTTCGTAGAAGATTTAGGAAAAGATTTAGCCAAACAGGCCGTAGCCCTTACAGGAGTTCCTGTTGTATCAGGTGGTATTGGAAGTTTAACACAGCAAGCGGGAGAAACCGCAGCAGGGTTTAAAGCAAGACAAGATGCTGCAAGAGCATTTACAACAAGACAACAAAATTTATCAGGACTTGCACCACAAGTTGCAGGTCAAGATGCATTACAAAAACAAGCACAAACTTTAGCACAACAAGGTGTTGGATCTTTTCAACCTTTTTTAACAGCTGCGCAAGGTGCAACTGGACCACAAGCTTTTCAACAGTTCATGTCACCATATCAACAACAGGTGATGGATACTTCCTTAGCTGAATTTGATAGAAATGCACAAATACAACAACAAGGTTTAAGAGATCAAGCAGTAGCATCGGGAGCTTTTGGTGGTGGACGTGAAGGTGTTGTACAATCAGAATACATGAGAGGTTCTGATATGAACAGAGCACGACTACAGGCAGGATTATTGCAAGAAGGTTTTGGTCAAGCACAACAAGCTGCTCAACAACAATTTGCAAATCAAATGGGATTAGCTTCTGCATTACCTGGATTGCAAGGAACAGATATTTCACGTTTAGGTTCATTGGGCGCATTGAATCAAGCGCAAACACAAGCGGGTCTAGATGCAACTAGAGAAGCAAACAGAATGGCTGCTTATCAACCACAAGAACAATTACAAAACTACGGTAACCTTGTTACAGGGATCATGGGCGGTATGGCTGGATCAGGAACACAGTCTCAACAAATACCTAACCCAACATTCTTACAAACTGCACTAGGTGCAGCGGCCACTGGAGCAGGGATATACGGCGCATTGAAATAAATAATATGAGTAGAACTTTAAAAAGACCAATGTTTAGAATAGGTGGTTCTGCAGGAACCGGTATTACATCAGGATTAGATAAACCTAGACAAGGTTATAAAAATGCGGGTATGGCAGAGTTAGTAAAACAAACTAGAAATTCCTTAACTCCTGAAGTACTTGCAGCATATCAACCTTATATGGAAAGACCTAAAGGAGAAGCTTTTAATAGATTTTTAATGTCTACAGGTTTAGATTTAATGTCAAGACCGCCAACAGGAAAAGGATTTACTGGTCTATTAGCTACAGGAGCACAAGCAGCAAAAGGACCAACAGAACAATTATTTAAAGATATTGATTCACAAAGAATAAGTAAAAAAGCAGCAGAAGCAGATTTATTTAAAACACTTTTACAAGGAAACATGGATATTGCAGCAGAAGCAGCAGGTAATGAAGGTGGAGCTAAAGAGTATAGAGATTTAGCAATAGCTAATGAATTAGAAATGATTATTCCTGAAATATATGAAATACAAAATAAAATTAAAGAAGCAAAAGATACAGGACAAGAAGTAAATAAAAAAGATATAGTAAGATTAGAAGTGTTACAAACTAAAAAAAATAATTTTACTAAAAGTAATCCAGTAACAGAAGGTGCAATAAAAATTTTTACTAATTCAAGTGAGGGTCAAACTATATTTTCAACAATAACTGAAAAATTAATGGATGATAATCCGGGTATGTATAAAGAAGGAAGTAATGAATTATATTCAGCTGCTATAAAAAAAATAAAAGAGTTACTTGGTTTATTTTCAAGTGGAGGTAGAGCGGAGTATCAAATGGGTGGTGGAGTAGATATGGCCCAAGACCCAATGATGATGCCTCAACAACAACCAATGATGCCTCAAGAAACAATGACCATGGACCAAGGATCAATGGATAATGGTAAAAATAATTTAATTAGCTATGATCAATTAAGAGCAAGATTACCAAATGAGATTACAGATGATATAGTTGAGTTAATGTCAAACAGTGCAGAAGCATTAGAAGACTTTGCTATGATTTCATCACAACAAGATGTAACTCAGTTTAACAAAAAGTACAGCGTTAATTTAGTATTACCATCGGAGGCGTAACATGGCTGATACTGCCTACGAACGATTTCTCAAAGATCCTAATAAAGAAGAAGCAGTAGAAGTTGATATAAAAAAATCTCAACCTTTAGATTTAGATCAAATTAAACTTAAAATACAAAGCGAACTATCTTCACAAACAAAACCTAAAAAACCTGTGAAGTGGTTGGCTATGCCTGACCCTAAAAGTATTTTAGATTTATATTATACGTTAGAGCCAACTAAAAGATTAGCAAATAAAATTGTAGGAATAGAAGATCCTAAACAACAAGCACAGAAACTAGAAGATGCAAAAGCTCCTACATTTAAAATAAATAATAGAGAGATTACTCAAGAAAGAGATTATACAACTGGTCTTGATGAGATAGCAAAAGGTATTAGTTCAGGGATTTATGATTTACAAAATAGTTTAGGTTCTTTATTGTTTGCAGGAACTGATCTTGCAGCTAATACAGATTTTTTAACTAAGTTTGAAAACATGATGGAGAAGAATCAACCTACTCGTCCTGAAACATGGAGAGGAGAGCTTACATCTTTACTTACACAATTTGGTACACCTGGAACTTTAATTGCAAAAGTTACTGGAAGAATACCAGCAGTTGTTAAAATGAAAAAAGCAGCAGATGCTGTTAAGGGTGGTAAGCTTAGAAAAGTAAGTCAAATTGCATCAAGAGCAACGGAAGGTGCAACGATTGTTGGTGTTACAGATTTTTTAGCATCTGATCCTGGAAGAGAATCTTTTTTTGTAGAACCAGAAGATACTAAAGGTTTAACAGGTAGAAAAAAAGCAGGAGCAGAGCTTAGAAACAGAATTAAATATGGTGCAGAAGGAACGTTAGTTGGAGGTGGTTTTCCATTGGTTGGAAAATTTACACAACTTGGTTATAAGTATGGGATAGCCCCATTACTTGTTAATAAATTTGGTGTAGGTGCAGCACAATTAGGTGCAAAAGGAGTTAATGCTACTGTAATTAAACCAGTGCAATTATTATTAGGTAATAGAGTTGTTGCTCCATTAACAAGAGAAGTTACAGACGGTTTACAAAAAGCAAGTAAATTTACAGTAAGTAAATTGGTAGCTCCTATGTTGGTATCAGGTATGTCTGGTAAAATTGTAAGACAATTACCTCCTTTTGAAAAATGGAGATTACAATCGGTTACATCACCTAACAAAGTAAATAGAAATATTAAAAGAATAGATAACTTTTTATCTTGGTTTAGATCATATGGTAAACAACCAAAAGATATAGAAGGTGTTAGTGAACAAGTATCTTTATACATAAAAGGTAGGGCTAGAAAAATAGATAGAACATATGAAGGTTTAGAAAAAACTGCATATAATTTAGCTAAAAAATTTGAAAACGATTACAACAAGGCAACTACTTCACAGCCTATGCAAAAATATTTTTTGGATCAAGTTGATGAATTTTTAAAAGGACAAAGAAGTTTAAATGATCTACCACAAGAACTACAAGCACTATCTAAGGATCTATCTAAAGATATTAAAAGCATTGTTGGAGAGTTTAAAAAAGTATTACCTAAAGGTAGAGAAGCGGATGAGTTAGCAAAAGATTTAGCAACAGTTGAAATAAATAACATTGGTAAGTATTTAGTTAGATCGTTTCAAACATTTAGAAACCCAGAGTATGTTCCAGACGAACAAGTGTTAAATAAAGCAATTGACTATTTAGTTAATAATGTAATTAAAAAAAATATAAATTTAAGAGAGTCTGCTAGAAATACTTTTCCAAAATTAAAACCAGAACAAGCTTATGTTGAATCTGCTAAAATGCATGCAGAAGATATACTAAGAACAGGTAAAGCAGAAGGTAAGGCACCACTAAAACAATTAAAAGAAATAGGAACTCGTATATTACAAAATGATAAATTTAAATTTTTAAAAACAGGAGAAGAATTACCAAACGAAATTAAAAATTTATTAGGACCTGAAAGAAATTTAAAAGCATCTGTTGCTTATACTACATCAGAAGCTATTTCATCTATGGCTAATAAAAAAGCTGCAGATTATATAGCACAGTCTGGTTTAAAAAATGGTTGGTTGTTTAATAGTGTAGAGGATGCAGTTAATGCAGGTTTTATTGGTGCACAACAAATCAAAAGTGTTCCAAGATTAGGTATAATGAAATCACAATTGTTAAACAAATGGGCATCACCGGAATACGTAGAAGGGTTTGCAGGTATGGGAGGCACATTAGATAAATTAGTACAAATGGCTTTTTATCGTCACGCATTGCAAGCTAAGGTTGGTGTACAGATTGGTAAAACATTATACTCACCACAAACACAAGTTAGAAATGTTACATCAGCTTCTTTCTTTGCACTAATGAATGGTCACGTTGGTAGTAAAGCAAGTGTTACAGATGCAATGAGAATTGTTGCAAGAGATATATTTAAAGCAGGTGGTAATAAAATTGATGAAGTAGAGTTTAATAACTATGTTGAAAAATTAGTTAGACTAGGCGTGTGGGATGAGAACGTTGTAGCATCAGAAATGAAGTCAGTTTTAAGTCAAATAAAAGAGGGTTCTATAAATACTACAGATGCTTTGTTTGACAAACTAATGAAGATGGCACCTACAGATAAAGTTGCAAGATTGTACGCAGGTGGAGATAACTTGTGGAAAGGTTATGGTTTTGAATATGGTAAGTCACAACTGTCAATGGCTTTAAAAAATTTAGATGAAGTTAAAGAATGGTTTAGATATATGGGTAAAGAGTTTGAGCCTATTAATCAAATCACAGGGGTTAAAAAAACATTTGACGATGCAATAGAAGAAGGTTCTGCTTATCTTTTAAGAAATACTTACCCAACATATAGTAAAGTACCTCCTGTTATTCAAGAATTAAGAAAGCTTCCTCTTGGAAACTTTATATCTTTTCCAGCAGAGATACTTAGAACAGGTGCTAATATTATTAGCACAGGTCTAAAAGAAGCTGCACACCCTAACAGAGCAATACAGCAGATGGGTATAAGAAGATTAACAGGTGCTTTCATGACTAGTTATGCAGTTGGAAAAGGGTTTACAGAACTTTCACAGTTCTTAACTAACTCAACAGATTCACAGTGGAACGCGTACAAAAGATCATCAGCTGCCTCTTGGGATGCAACATCCAACTTGTTGGCTGTTAAAGGTTGGAAAAATGGCGAAAGTGCTGCAATTAATTTTTCATATTTTAGTCCTTATGATAGTTTATATCAACCATTAGATGCTGCACTTGCACAAGCACAAAAACAAAATTTAAACCCACAAGAAACAGAACAATTTGTTATGAATTTAATGTTTGGAGACGAAGGTCCTGTGATGAAATTTTTAGAACCATTTATATCTGAACCTTTAGGTTTCGATAGATTTATAGATGTTACTACTAGAAATGGTAGAAAAGATGGTGGAGGATCTGTGTATACACAATCAGATGATCTTGGAGATAAATTTATTAAATCATTAACTTATGTATTAGATGGTGTTAAGCCTGGTATAATAACAAGTGGTCAGAAAATAGGTGATGCGTTATCCAAAGATTTAACTAAAGGCGGTAAACCAGTTAACTTGTCTGATGAATTACTAGCATTGTTTACTGGAACACGGATCATTAGAATTGATGTTAAAAAAGATCTTAGATATTTTACATCTACAATGAATAGATTGTTAAGAGCTGTTGATGAAACAGAAGGTTTTTATGACGTAAAAGATTTTGCTAACAAAACACCAACAGACATGATCAACACATTTAATGAAATGCAAAAAGAAGCCTATAGAATACAAAAAGATATGTATATTAGAATTAAAGACTTGGAATTATTAGATTTAAAAAAATCTAAAATATTTGAAATTATGAAAAGATCAGGTACATCAAGAAAAATTATTAATAATTTATTAGCTGGAAGATTTACTCCAGTTAATTATTCTAAACCTAGATTTGAAAGTAAAGTTAGAACAGTAAAAGATCAAATGAGAAATTTAAGTAAAGATAATGAAGAGTTTAGATATAGAGCAAATAGAAATTTTTTATTTCCACAAAGAGAATTAGATAAAGTTATAGGAAAATATAATGGAATTAAATTTTTTCCTAAAACATTTAATGAAGAAACAGGACAAAGAGAAGGTGGCTACAACCCTGATAATGAAACTTATCAAACAGATAAAGAAGGTAGATTAATATATGATGACAATGGTCAACCATTAAAAGAAGAAGGTTTCATTCAACAAAAAATAAAACAAATACCAAGTATGTTAAAAGATATGACACTACCTGGAGCACCTGGATTTACAAGTAAACCACAAGCAGCACCATTACCAAACACACCTCAACCTACAATAAAAACAGCACAAAATGTCAATCCTCAAACAGGGTTGACAAGAACAGAGAGTGCATTATTATCTCCTTCAGAACAAGTTATTGCGAGACGAACATGATGATAAACAAAATTAAAAGTTTGGGCGGTGTGATAGGTTTATCCTATCGGGTTTCTTTTGTAGCGGGGGTTACAAAATAATGACTAAAAGATCTGCATTACAGAAAATAGATGAGCATGAAAAGCTTTGTCGAATTATGCAGAAACAAACTTTTGAGCAAATAAAAGAAATGAAAGAACGTATTAAAAGAATAGAATATATGATTATTGCAGGAATGGGATCACTTGTTTTAGCTTTACTCATGAACTTAATGAAATAAAATGCAACTTTCTAGAAATTTTTCTCTCCAGGAATTAACCAAATCAGACACAGCAATACGTAAAGGTATAGATAATGAACCTAATGCAGATCAAATAGATAAATTAAAAGCATTGTGTGAAAATATTTTACAGCCAGTACGGGACCAGTTTGGTAGAGTCAAGGTCACCAGCGGCTATCGTTCACCTGAGTTGTGTGTAGCTATAGGATCGAGTTTGACCAGCCAACATTCAAAAGCTGAGGCGGTTGACTTCGAGTGTATGGGAGTTGACAATGCTGAAGTTGCTGATTGGGTAAAACAAAATTTAGAGACGGATCAATTGATTCTCGAGTACTACACACCCGGACAACCCAATAGTGGATGGATCCACGCAAGTTATATACCCTTCAATCCTAGACATCAATACATGCATGCTTATAGAGAAGAAAAGAAAACTAAATACAAACCTATTATTGGAAAAGCAGTAGACCTAGTTTAGATCCAATCTCTTAATTCTTCACCCATAACTTCAGATGCAATATTTATTTTATTTCTTAAAGCCTTCACAATCTTCTCGTCGACAGTGTCCTCGCAAATCAGATCAATATAGGTCACTGTTTTCTTTTGTCCTATTCTGTGTGCTCTGTCTTCTGATTGCAGTCTCTTTTCTAGATCATAACCATTAGAATAATAAATAACAGTATTAGCTTGAGTAAGTGTAATACCATAACCACCTGTTTGAGGTGTGCCTATAATAAATCTACATTTAGGATCGTTTTGAAACTTACGAATAAAGTCTTGTCTATCTTCTTGTGGTGTTAAACCATAGTAATGAACATACGAATCTTTGCCATATACTTTAATTAATCTCTGTATAATCTCACCCACACTTAATTGATAGTTGGCCCATATAATAACTTTACCTTCTGTTTCTTCAAGAATAGACATTAATTCATTAAGTCTATTGCTCTCAACTTGTTGTGTGGTTCCATCATCAGCGGTTACATAACCACATGTAATTTGATGTAGTCTCATAAGCTGTGTTAGCACAGTCATAGTAGTTGTAACCTTACCATTAAGCACAGCTATTGCTGCTTTCTTCATTTGCTCATAAACTTTCTTTTGATCAGGGGTCAAGGTTATATGTCTTTTAATAAAGTTTTTAGGAGGTAGGTCCAAACAATCTTCTTTTAATACTCTGTAAGAAAATTGTTTTACAGTATCTGATAACTCTCCTAGATTTTGGAACTTATCTACCACTTGAATAGAACGTCCGTGTACATGCATTGTTTTCATTTCAGCATAACGGTTACGGAACGCGTAGTAAGAACTAAAATCCAATAACCACGGATCAAGGAACTCGCACTGTGTATACAAATCAAGCGGATTTTTTGTAATAGGAGAACCTGTCATAATTCTTTTGTACTTAGCATTGATACCTATCTTAATAATATTTTTAGTACGTCTAGCTGTAGGTGTTTTAATTGTAGTAGACTCATCAATAGCCATCATAGCTTTATGAGAGTTAATAAATTTAGTTGCAAACTTAACACCTTTTTCTGTAGATAATGCTTCAACATTCATAACTAAAATATGTAGTGCGCTATCTATTTCAAATAGTGTATCTAATTTTTCTTGTTGTGTTTTTGTAATATTAGGTTGCCATAATACAGACACATTTTCTATATGGTCTGGTAAATGTATAGGAAGTTCTTGTTCGTACCAAGTTTTAACAACACCTTTAGGAGCAATAATTAAAGCACCATCTATCTTGCCTTTGTCATATAACATAGCAACATTATCTATTAATACTTTTGTTTTACCTGTACCCATCTCCATAAAGTAGGCGTAGTTTTCTTTGTTCCAAGATTTTTCCAATGCAGTTAATTGATGTGCATAGGGTTTAGTTTTAAATTTATAATCCATAATTTATTTTCTTCTTTCTAGTTGACATTAATATAAACATGTTTATATTGTTTGTCAATGTCAGAAAGAAAAGTTTACGTAATACAAGAAATACCAGGTAGTAAAGCAGGTACTCCTAAAATAAATATTATGGGTGCAGCTGCTTATTCTACAACCAATGATTTTAATTTTTTATTACCAGAGTTTTCTCAAATGATATTTTCTCCTGGTCCATTAATTTATAAATTAAGAAAAGGTTTAAAAGATTATACACCAGATGATTATTTATTATTAACAGGGGATCCTGCAATCATTGGTGTTGCGTGTTCTATTGTATCTGATATTACAAACGGAAAATACAATGTATTGAAGTGGGATAAACAAGAAAGAAAATATTATCCTATTGAAATTAATCTATACGAGAAAGGAGAAATAGATGACAATTAATTTTGAACAAGACCAACAAGACGCGATGAAGAAAACTGAAAACATTCAGTCTCTTGCAGATCAAGTAGAAATGTTAGAGGGGTTACATAAAAGAATAGAGACAAGTGAGAACAATATAAAAGATTTAAAAAAAGAATACCAACGTATATCAGGGGAGGTTATACCGACTATGATGTCCGAGATGGGTTTAGCAGAATTAAAACTACAAGATGGATCGCATCTTAAAGTTTCAACGACGTATCGTGCTACTATTACAGAAGCAAATAAAGAGACGGCGTTTAACTGGCTTCGGGACAATGGATTAGGTGATATTATTAAGAACGAGATCTTGGTATCATTTGGTCGTAACGAGGATAACAAGGCAGCAACATATGCTGAACTTGCGAAGGGTCAAGGGTTTCAACCGACACAAAAGATGAAGGTTGAACCCATGACTCTGAAAGCGCTAGTCCGTGAGCGTATTGAGGCAGGTAAAGAAATGCCAACGGAAATCTTTGGGGTATTCTCAGAGAATAAGACAACA